CTAAGGCGTTATTTTCCACAAATTGAATAATATCATTTTCTGCGCTACATAACTTTTGTAAAATACATCTTAATCCAACTTCCTTGATTCGTTCTTGCATAAAATACTTGTTTCTTCTACAGATTGAATATTGTATAGGATTACTTTTTAAATTGAGAATATTACTTAAATATTCCGCATCTAATACATCATCCTCTAAACAAGGGATAACTGCGATTAAATCCTTTATGTTTTTTAACTTGTCAATGGTTTCTTCTGTTATAGGATTGGTATATATAATTACATCTTCATATAAACTTTGTTTGCCAGGTTGAAAAGAGATCCTTTTTTCATGATTATTATAAACGCTTGTAGAATACATAAATATAGGTTTTAGTCCTAGATTTTTAATTGTCAATGGAGTTTCCTTTCTATAAGATAAATCCTTAACCCAATTTTGAACAACGATTACACTCATTTTATGGTATTTAGTAATATTTTTTTTTCTCTCCAAAAATTATAATTTACGCTTTTGTTATTTTAATATTACGTAAACCTAAACCAATATAAAAAAATAAAAAATAATTGCATTCATCCATTATTTTAAAAAATAAAATAAGGATTATACTAATAAAGATTAAACCGTCGTTACCAATTTTATAATGAGAGTGAAACTTAAAAACTATTTGAATGCTGAGTAAATAGTAGGGTGCGCACGGTAATGTAACCCCCCCACCCTTCGGGAAATTCTAATTCCTTGCCTTTTCCCGTCATAAGATTTCTTGATGAAAAACTGTTATCATTTTCCTGGGTTCTCGCAGCAATGTCCACCGGTATCCCAAAAGTATGATTTTTAGAGAATCATAAGAATTATTAGAATAAAGTTTAAAATATCATTACGATTTTTTAGTGAGACTTAAAAATTATTTAAATACTCGGTTGACAGGAGGGGTTGCAGGGGAACCTGGGTTCCCGGTGGATAATGCTGTTCAACTTTGATAATTTATTTTTTATTATTAAATTTAATATATATACACAATAAAATGACAGACATACACGATGAAAATGAAATTGCTATAAACAATATTAACGAATATAATTTTGTTAAAGAAAATTTCAAACTAAATAAACTTATGTATGTAACTAAACTTATATTGTTTAATACATACGATAAGATTATTTTGTTTAGTGCGTACATATTTTTAGAATTTTTGTTACTAATTTCTAAATATGTTGACATTTATTTATTTTATACACTGCTTGATAAGGGTATAAGCAAAATTACTAACAATATTGCGATATATTATTTGGCAAACCGGTTTGCAACGTCAACAATCTCTGGAAATTCCAAAACTTTGATAAAATACATTTCAACTAAATACATATTTGAACATGAAATGTTGATTCAACAAAAACTAAATATATTAGATATTGATACAATTCATAAATTAGACAAATGGAAAATTATAGAATACCCATTGATGCATATTCCTGACTTTATAAAAAGTTTTACAAATATTACCAACATATTTTTTTTATGTTTTGAATTTATTTTTATAACTAGTTTTTTATTAGCATATAGTTACAATTTAGAAGCAACCGTTGTTATAATTGGTTTTGTTTTTCTTCTAATCATAAATTTATATAAATTTTTTAAACTGAATAAATTTTTAAACAAATTCAATAACAATTATTTTAAATTGTTTGAATTAATTGACGAAAAATATTCAAACATCGAATATTTGAAAAGCGCGGATTTATTATTGATTGACACGAACCACAATCGTTTTAAAAATAAATATAATGGAATTTTAAAGTATTCTTATTTAATATTTTTTAAAAATTTACTATTTAGTTTTGGTTTAAACGCAGTATCTGTATGTATGTTTTCTTCTATATTTATTTTAGGTTTATTTCAAGAGAATGTCAATGTTTACGTATTTATATACACATTATATTTAATAATAGACCCATTAGATTCGTATTTATTTACATTTATAAACAATTTAACTAATATATCTTATATTTGCGGACTGTATGATTTTTTTCATTTAAAAAATGATGACGACCTGCATCACGAGTCAATAAAAATTTTTGATATAGAAAGTTCTGACTCGAACTTACCCCATGAAATAAATAACATTGAAAGTATAGAATTTAATAACGTTTGCAAAAAAATAAAAGACAGAACAATATTAAGTAATATTTCTTTTAAAATAACGTCTGGAATGAAACTTGGTATTGTAGGAGATTCTGGTTCAGGAAAATCAACAATTGATAAATTAATTTTAAAAATGACGAACCCAACGAGTGGTGAAATTTTGTTTAACGGTATAAATTCAAAAAAAATTTTATTTGAAAACATTCGCGATAATGTAATTTATATTAGTCAAGAACCAAAACTGTTCAATTTGTCTTTAAAAGAAAATTTATTATTTGAATCAAACAAACCTAAAGATGTGATTACTTTTGAATATTTACAAGAAATGTTAAAACGAATTAATTTAAACGTTCATCCAGATAGACTTAATGAAGAAATTGGATTTTTTGGAAATAAATATTCTGGAGGGCAAAAACAAAAAATTAACATTTTACGAGGACTCTTGAAAGACGCGTCTGTAATTATTTTAGACGAACCTACTAGTGCGCTTGATGTTGTTTCAGAATGTGCGGTTATGGAATTTATTTATGAATCATGCAAGGACAAAATTATGATTATCATTGCTCATAGATTAAATACTATCAAGAATGTAGACTATATTTTGGTTATGAAGGAAGGAAAAATCGCGGAAGAAGGGACACATGAAGGTCTTATAGAAAAGAATGAAATATATAAAAAAATGATTGATAAATTTTATGAAACGAAGTAAAGAACTTAAACAGAAAACAACTTAAATATAAAATACAATAACTTAATGTATTCTATATTTTTTTATACGATAGGTATCTTATTTATCGTTATTTTCATTATTCTATCTTATATAAAATTCAAATATCGGTTCTGGGCGATTCAACCGGTGTTTCACGTGTATGACCTTCCTTTTTACGTTTTTCCACCGGGAATTGTAAACGCGCACTTGCCCGAGAAAAACAAATACTGTAACTTTGTAAACATTGACACATTGTTTTTTGAAAAACTTACGGACAATCAAGTTGACAAATTTGTGCGATTCATTCAAAGCCATTTTTTGCGAAATGGCGACAATGAATTTTTACCGAAAAAGAATAATATTGCCCCTTATTTTTATGGACATAACTCACCTTGTTTTCTATCCTTCTATCTTGAAGACGAGGTTTTATTAGACACCAAAACACACACTCCCGTTCCTGCACCAAAACATAAATTGATTTCGGCAATTACCACGAGACCTCTTCATTGTTCTATCAACAACGCAACGTTTGAACTATATTATGTGGATTACCTATGTGTCCATTCTGACTATCGTAAAAAGGGAATTGCCCCACAAATCATTCAAACACATCATTATCATCAGTGCATTTATAATAAAAACATTGTGGTTTCTCTCTTCAAGAGAGAAGGAACGTTGACCGGAATTGTCCCACTATGCGTTTATTCTACTTATGGTTTTGATATGCGCAAATGGACTACTCCTCCAAACCCATTGCCCAATGAAGTTTCTCTCGTTGAAATTGGAACGAACACTATACAACATTTGCTAGATTTTATAGACGGACAAAGCAGTCAGTTTGATATATTGATTCAACCTGGTTTCGCCAACTTGACAGAGTGTATAAAAACAAAAAACACATTTGTTTATTTGCTTATACAAAATCAAGTTACATTGGGTGCATATTTTTTTCGAAAAACATGTACCTATATTGAACCCAACTGCGAAGTTCTTTCTTGTTTTTGTTCTGTGACGAATTCTTCATCGAATATTTATTTTGTCGATGGATATAAAAACGCAGTAGACCAATTGAGGAGGAAGTATTCCCAATTTCAATGCGCTGTCATAGAAGGAATTTCTCATAACCCTTGTATTATTGTTGAGTTGTTGAAAGAATATGAGACATTTTTAATCAGTCCTACCGCGTATTTTTTTTATAATTTCGCTTATCCCACCTTTTATCCCGAAAAATGTTTTATAATCAACTAAACATCGTTTATCTAGTATACTTTCCTACACGTGCAAAAGAATCCACAATAAATATGATAAATATCCCTAAAAACGAATATAATATAACTTCTTCAGTTACATTATTTGTTCTCTCGTCTTGTTGTTCCTCCAACAGATGTATCATATAGTTCAACTTATCCAACAGGATATCATTTTGCGATTTGCTAGGATTTGATGCGACACTGCTGTTAACATATGGCGTTGTTGAATAACCGGTGTATCCGTAGGGTTGGGGTTGTGGGTGAGTCTGCCCTTGAAAACCCTTATACATGTCCTGATAATTGGGAACAAACTGTTTATAATAGTCGTGGTCTTTATTCATGGTTTCATCTTGTTGATTTGCTAAATCCGAATACATGTTGGTGAATCCATTCACAGAATCGTTGAATTTCGGATCCCCGACTTTTTCTCTCGAAATGGTTGCTTGAACTCCAGCGGAAGTGGGGGGAGGTATAGGTTTGAAGTCTGCCAACCCGTCGCCTTCGTCCGTGTTATTCGAAGAATAAATTTTTTGAAGGACTGAATTAACTTTTTCTGAATAATTATTTTCTTTAGGATAAGAAGGAGTCCTCTTTTGGGTTTTATTATTTGCGTTTCGTTTCCTCCCAATAGAATTCATATTATCCTGATTGTCATCATTGTCTAATCGTTCTGCATATATTGCTAAAGACATTCTTAATAAAAAATAAGATAATAATATTACTGCGAAATCTAACTAGAGACAACGTCAAACAACATTACTTATTTGTTTTTGTATTGAAGTAAGTAACTTACAACAAAAAATTATAGGTCTATTATATAATGTTAAACTCCGTTTTTAAAAAAATAACAAAATCACATAATCTTATACTTTTTTTAGTGGTTTGCGTCCTTATTTATTTCATTGTTCAACCTAGGAATTTGAAATACTTTTTTGAGACTTCTTTAGGACGAATACTATTATTATTGTTTCTTATTACAATTACTGCGTCGAATTCTGTTTTGGGAATCGCGAGTTCATTGATTTTGATTGGACTTTATAATACAAGGGTTTTGGAAGGGTTTGAGACATCAAACGACCCCAATACTAATGCCAAAAAAGAAGAAAAGAAACCTGGGCAACCTATACAAGTAAATCCAAGCGATGACAAAGTTAGCGCCGTTACTGCGGATAGTAAGGACGCAGTTATTTATCCCAATGACGATAATAGCAACAGCGTAAGCGATGACACTGAAACAAGTGCAACTTCTACACCCGCGCAAGTTGTTGATTCGCAACCCGTTGAAAATGAAGTCGATTCGACCGCGGCAAATGTTTCTGCTACGACTGCAACGACAGAAGGGTTTTCTACCATGGGAAAGCAAAACAATAACATGAATCAAATGTTGAGTACTTATAAACAAATGATTCCAAAAGATTCTAATAGTTTGGTTTATTATAAAGTCCCCAGTTCGAAAGAGGCGAGTGCGTTTGAAGGTTTTACAACAACCACCACAAATTTTTAAGATAGGACATGTTTGTTTGTTTTTTCTTTCAGTAATGTCCACCGGTATCCCAAAAATGTGATTTTAGAGAATCATAAAAATTTTTAAAATGAAGTTTAAAATACCATTGTGGTTTTTTCGAGTGAGACTAAAAAAATATATAAATACTCGGTTAACAGGAGGGGTCGCAGGGGTTGCTGCGCAGTCCTGGGTTCCCTGCTATTTTCTTTCTCTAATGTAATGAAACCAAAATTTCAATACATTATCTTATTTATAGTTGCGTTTATAATTTTATTTGTATTCTTTTGGTTGTTTCAAACAAAAACAAAAACAAAAGAAGGGTTTACGCCTTATATTCGCGGACTATATCTCCCCTATGTTCGCGGATTTCGTATTCATGGTTCGAACCTATACAAGTTCACTTTACAAAAGTTGAATCGATGGAACAAATTCATGTTTTAGCAGTTTTGGGTTTTCTGCTACCCTGCTAAGTATAATCAACAATGTCCCACAGGTATACCAAAAATGTGATTTTTAGTGAATCATACGAATTTTTAAAATAACGTTTAAAATATCATTACGATTTTTCGAGTGAAACTTAAAAATTATATAAGTGCTTGGTTAATAGGAGGGGTCGCAGGGGAACCTTGGTTCCCTGCTAAGTATAATTTATTATTATATAGTAACATGTCTAAACGAAAAAATAATTCCAAAAAAGCAGCAACCGGAGTAGCTGCGGCAGGACTGGGAATGGGTCTAGGATTCGGACCCGCGGTCCCAGCAAAAGCACCTCAAGCCAGTTTTTTTGCGGCGCCATTCACCTATATTCACGAACATATCACATATTTGAATAGTAGCAAGTTTTTTGCGGGAGTTGTTATGATTATGTTAAACATTGGGTCAAAATTCATATCCATTCAATTTAGCAAGTCCACTGAAGAATACTTGAAATTTACGCTCAGTCGCCAACTATTGATTTTCGCAATGGCGTGGATGGGTACACGTGATATTTACACCGCGTTGGGTTTAACTGCCATATTTGTTGTTCTTTCCGACCACCTTTTCAATGAAGAAAGTGACTATTGTATTGTTCCTCATGAAAAACGGGTTTTAAATAGCGTAATTGACACAAATGGAGACGGCGTCGTTTCTGAAACAGAACTCAATAGCGCAATTGCCGTATTGGAAAAGGCCAAAAAAGACAAACAACGTCAAGACCAACTAAAAGCGTTGAATAAGTTCAAGGCGTATAACGAGGACACGGAAGAGGATAAAGAGTTGAAACAGTTGAAGGAATCGTTCAAAAATAAAAAGAATCCATGAGTCAGTAAGTAAGCAACTCGTCACCTTTTTCTCTCAATAGTATAGCAAACAAACTATATGTCCATTCCAATTCCAAATTCATTAACCATCATCTTAAGGACAAAAGTGAGAGATAACAATGTGGTGAAATATGTCCCAGTAATGACTATTCCAAATATTTATGGGGGTTCTGACAATTTTGTTTACTTTGAACCGATTGTCAAATTAGACCCTAAAACCATCAGTGATATTCCGCCCAGTTACCCTCCATCTCAAGTTTTTAGTCAATTTTTCAATGAAAATCAATTTTATGGTCTACTCCATAGAACACTTGAAAAAATGAAACAAAAAATAAATAAAAACAAAACACTGATAGAGCAATTGACCGAGGCGACAAAAAATGGAACAATATCTTCCAACATTCGCGCAACACTTAACACGCTATTCAAACCGGGAAATATATTTTATTTAAACCGTGAACCCTTTACGATACATTCCTATCATTGGAAAAATGACGACTGGGTGCTTCAAACCAAGTTTTTTGAAAAAAATATTCTTAAAAAAAATATCCACGAAACACTGGGAAGAACAACGAATTCTACGTCGCGTTTACCGGTTGCTTACGCAGAAGTCGTACAAGATAACTTGGGTAGAGGTCGTGTGCGAACACGTCAAAACGCTTATGCAGAATATGTGAAACGATTACAAGAGGAAAGAGAAACCAAACAAAAAAAAATCGCGGAAAGTGAAATTAAAAAATTAACAAAAGAATCCAAGAACTTAAACGCCCATCTTTTACACGGACTAAACGATGAAAAGATGTCAGAATTTTATCCATTTTTACATCCAGAAGAAGTTAAAAAAACAGGTTCAATCGTTGCCAATGTTGGAAAAGGAACCGGTTCTTCACCGAATATCGCAAGTTCCAGTGTTTCTCTCAAAGAGTCGCGACCGGTTGTTTTATCGAAAGATTTTAGTGGGGTCGTCGGTTCCGATTATGTGTATGAACAACCATATAATCTAAAGTTTGATTCCACGTATTCTATTCAAAGCGACTCAATGTCACTTACCTTGTTTTATAAAACAGATCGTGGGTTTGAAATCGAGAGAAACGCGAGTTTGGTTATGGCAGATAGATATAAAAAATTTGATGAGCAAAATGGGGAGTTAGAAGATGCGACTACTACATTTTTAAAAGATTTCGGGGTTGTTGGCGGTGGTAACAACCAAGAAAGTGTTCTCCCGATATTTACAAAATACGAAGACAATTGTTCTAGACTTATTAAAAACATTGCGTCTTTTAAAACAGCCAACAAAACATTTGAAGAAGTGATATTAGAGACAGCAACAAAAACAAAATTTTTTAATGATGTGGAACAGTTACACCAATTAAAGTTGCGGTTTATTCAACTGTATACAAAGAGTCTCGCGGGTTACGAGAGTTTATTGAAAGAAGAAAAAGATTATTTTGAATCCGTGTTTGGAATATATGAATTCTTGGAAGTATACCAAACAAAAAACAAAGATGACTCTTGTAAAATTGAAACCACAAAATGTGATAAACTCGCACTGTCACAATGTAAAAACGTTATCTCGGGTGCGTCGGGTTCATCATTCGATAAAATGAAAAAAGGTTTGACCGTTTTACAGAATCAATTATTCAATACGAGAGAAGAATGTAAAAAATATTATAACTATCCAGAAATTCTAACAATGGAAACTACACAATTAAAACACTGTATTTTTATTATTTTACAACAAATAGAACAAGTTAATCTGACCTTATGGACTTCTCTTACGCAAAAGTCATCGGATTTATATGATTTAATAAAAACAAGATTGACAAGTACATTACAAAACATACAACAACAAAGCAAACTTGCAACCAGAATGCTAGGGTCTTCGGGCAATCCCTCAAGTGTCAACGACAACTTGAAAAAGTTGAGAGAAACTGCGTATTATTACATTACATTGCTTATGCAAGTTCATGTTATTTATAACACTAGACAAATCGCCAATTATCACGTGGAAAAAAACGCAGCGTTAATCGAGAGAAAAAAATTAGAAAATACAAAAACATACTTCGAAAACTTACTTGAAGTTTCCAAGAAAACCAATGATCGAACCACCGTTCCCAAGTTATCTCCGGTTTTTGTTGGAGGTGGAAAATACGATGACATGGATTTTTCAACGAACGCTTCTATTGGCGATATTCAAGGTTATATTGATGAATTGACAAAAAACATAGAAGACATTGAGTCTCAAATGCGAGTTAACGAGTTTACTTTGAATGAATTGAAACAACAAAATGATAGAGAAATTGACGCAATATCGTCGAATATTTCACAGTTGGCGATTCAAAGTGCGTGCACCGATGTGTCATCGCCTTCAAAATACAGAGGATTCAACGATGTTGAAACAGAACGAGTCCAACTATGGATGCGTGACCAAATAAAAGAACTTTTTAATATTCAACCCGAGTTGAAAAATGAAATTACAGATGAAGACGTGGTCAATTTTGTTCAATCTATTCAGGCGTATCGCATTGGTGATGGAAGTTCTTTTTTGGAAACTTTTACGGCGGCGTTAAATTATGAACTTATCGCACAAAACGCAAGAACAAATAATGAACGATATGGAGAAAATGGAAAATATGATTTGGAAAAAATACAGGCAGATTTTCAAGATGTCATGACTGAAGAAAATGTGAAAAAAATTGGCGACACATTCAAGATTAATATTTTTGTTGTCAACATTGAAACAATTTATTCCTTTCAATATATTACCGACTTCAAGTATCCATATACTTTATTTTTATGGAAAACAAACAATGGATTGTATTTGCTTTATGCGGAACAACATTTTTTGTTTGAGTTTGTAGAAAACTTATTCAAATGGGTAACCCTTAAAGAAACTTTGAAAAATTACAAAACGTTGAATGCTTTGAATTTAAAGAAAAACAAGGAAATTGCGGACAAAACAATAATAGAAAATTACAACAAAAAAAAACAGATGGAAAAACAAATGGAACATCAAATGAAAAATATAAACCCTCAACTGAATAATCCTTTTTATAAAGAACTGTTAAGGAAAACCGATAATGCTAATTTTGGGCAATCTGGTGGCGCACCATCTTTGCTGACCTATTATGTGTTCGTTGATTTGGATTTATACCCTGGAAAAGATGGAATTCCTTATGATAAAAAACTGGTCATTGGATGTCAAAATCGTTACGAAGAAATACGACGTGCATGGGCGGAACTTTTTAAGTTGGATTATAAACCGATGTCTTTATATCATACGCAATATGATAAAAAAAAGGAGGCGGAGAAAAAGGCGCGTTTAACAAGAAAACAACCTGCCAATTATTACAACAATTATTATAAAACTCGTAGAAGATTTTATTAGTTTAGGGGGAACCCCCGGTTCCCCCTTGCCCCCTCCCGCCCTTCGGGGAGTTTTAGTTCCTTACCTTTTCCCATAATAAGATTTCTTGAATAAAAACTGTTATAATTTTCATGAGTTCCCGGTGGATAATGCTGTATTAATTTACACATATATTTAATAGTTTTCTAGTGACACTCAAAGTTATCTAACCCAATTGGTTATCAGGAGGGGTCGCAGGGGCAGCTAGCAGTCCTAGGTTCCCTGCTATTAATTTTACAACATAAGAATCGTATAGTTCTTGTTGTAAAGTCTCTGGAATTTTCTCAAAACTAATCAATGTTTCATTGCGTTCATAATTATCTTTCGCTGTTTTATCCTTTTCCAACTTTTGTTTGAAAAACTCGGGGTCTTCGTAACATTTGAGCGCCGTCTTGATTCCACAAGGTTTGAAAATGGATGGTATATTATCGCTTGGGTCTCCCTTCACGATTTTACAAAATAAATCCTTTTCCTTCCCCAAACTCGGTATTTTCTTATAACTCAAGTTATACACACACACATTTTCTTGTACCAGTTGAAGATAGTCATGGTCCCCCGTAAAAATATCGATTTGAATTTGCGTTTCCGGTGTTGTTTTCAATAGATGTTTCACTGCGATGGCAATACAATCATCCGCCTCTAATTGGGGGTGTTGAAATATGTGTTGAATGTTGGCCTTCACAAAAAGACCTCCGTCTTCATCGTACGCAATTCGAAAAAAAGGAACTACGGGGTCGGACATTTCCGAGTTACGTGTGGATTTATATTCAGGATACAGCGCGTTGCGCCAAATATTCGCCTGTCTACAATCCTTACCTACAATGAATATAGGTTGGGCGTTTTTGGGAAGACCTATCTTTTTCGGTATGGTGCGGATATTCTCTACGAAAGTTTTTTTGAACTTTTCCACAAATAGGGGGTTTTCTGACGGACATTGACCATTGAGGGGTTCATCTGGTTTGGCACTTTTCCACCATTTTTTCAATGCGTGAAAACGGTGAAATACAAAATAACTTCCGTCTATGAAAATATAGTGTTGCATGGTGGTTTTGGTGTTAGTTGAAGGGGCGTCTTTAAGTCAATTTTTAAAAGAATTACTTAACAAGTTTAATCGCTTTTGCGTCGTCGTTTTGTTTTGTTTTTCGCAACAGTTGTCTTCTTTTTTGTGGGCGCGATAGATTTCTCTCCCGATGTTTTTTTGAGTTTTATTTCTGTCATGCCATTTTTTCTATGGAAAATAGTAACCAAGTCTGGATAAGTATCTTTCAAGTAATCCGCTGCGCGTTTATTCATATCAAACCGATCTTTCCCTAGACCACCCTCTGAGTTGAACTTGGTTTTGGTTGTAATGTTATTATAACGCAACACGCCTCCATCTTTCTTAAAATATAAAATAGATTGTTCGTAATCCTCCTTCCCTTCGGCCGAAGGAGATGGTTCCAACTCTTTAGAATGTCGGTTGATGAACCCGCGTAAGACTCCAATAATAAACTTCAAGTCTGTGGTTGTTTTCGGTTTCATAAAAAAGGGGTTTCTTACAGGGTAAATTCCCCAAATATAGAGATTGTGTTTTTTCAAGTCATTGTATCCTTCTTTGAAAAACGCGTCTACATTTTTGACCTTCAATAACTTGTCGGTTCCCTTCATTTTCTCTATTTGTTCTACATCATCATCAATGGATATGACATATTGGTTTTCGGGGAAATACTTTACAATGAATTTGCGTTGATTTGTGATTCCTTTTACACCAACTACAATTTTATGATATAAGTCTTTGGGAACTGCTTTTTCATAGTTTTCACGTTCTTCTTCATTTGCCACAAAAATATGAACTTTTGACGCAGGAACACCTCCCTCTTTTAGAGTTTTGAGGGATTTTTTTACAAGAACTTCTTCGCGTTTATAAGATGGTATTGCTACCACGTAATTCGACATAGTATATATTAAGTTTAGAAATACATTTAGCAGGGAACCTAGGGCTGCGCAGCAACCCCTGCGACCCCTCCTATTAACCGAGAACTTATATAATTTTTAAGTCTCACCTGAACAAAAATGATATTTTAAACTTTATTTTAAAAATTCTTATGATTTTCTAAAAATCACATTTTTGGAATATTGTGGACATTGTTGAATACATTTTAAACGACATTGCCTTTGCCACTAGTCATCATTTTTTTCAATGTTTTATTGTGGCGTTCGTATGTTGCTTTTGATGTTCCTCTTGTTTTCGACCATACATTTTTTCTTAAATAACATACAACCGAGAGACGAATTGTATCGTCTGATTTTTTCTTGATTGGTAAATTC